TGAAAAATCGCAGAGATCGCATTGAGCAGGAGCTTAAGGCTCTGGAAAAGGACAAGTGGCTCTACTACACCGGCAAGATGTCTGAAGAAGAACTCGCTCAGAGAGGCTGGGAGCCCTTTGAGTTGAATGTTCTGAGAACCGATGTAGATCGTATTCTAGATGCAGACAAGGATCTGATGGAAAAACAGATGAAATATCGCGAAATTACCCATCTTGTCAATTACGTCGAGGATGTAGTAAAGGTCATTTCCAATCGCCAATGGTCTATTCGTGCAGCCATAGATTGGCAAAAGTTCACAAACGGTCAATAAATACCTACATGGAACATGTGAACATTGAAGCGATCGATTCCGTTTTTATCCGAATAAATGCGGAAAAGGGCGTTATCAAGGAAATGAATCAATTTTTCAGTTTTGAGGTTCCAAACCATAAGTTCATGCCAGCGTACAGAAATAGGGTTTGGAACGGGCGTATCAATCTGTTAAATGCACATAAACACTTAATTTATCGTGGATTGATTGATTATGTCATAAAGTTCTGCAAGGACAGAAATTATTCTGTCGATGGTTTCAGGGAAGAAGAAAACCCTTTAAAGAAAGAAGACTTATGCAAATTTCTTCAAGAACATGTCCGACCGCATGTAAGAGGAGAACCCGTAAAGGTCCACGATTACCAACTGGATGCGATTTATCACGCCATTCGAAAGAAGAGATGCCTGTTATTGTCCCCGACAGGTTCTGGAAAGAGTATGATAATATACGCCTTGATGAGATATTATCTCGATATCCTACCCCCAGACAAAAAAATATTGATCGTTGTTCCGACAACCGGGCTTGTTCAACAAATGTTGTCAGACTTTACAGATTACTCAAAGGGCACGAAGTGGAGGGCAGACAAATTCTGCCATGGCATTCATGCGGGGAGAAGCAAGGAAACAGCCAAAAGAGTCGTGATATCGACATGGCAAAGCATATTTCGAGAACCAAAAGAGTGGTTCGATCAATTTGGTGCCGTTTTTGGCGACGAGTGTCATCAATATCGAAGTCAATCTCTTGTCTCGCTGATGACCAAATTAAAAGATTGTCCTTATAGGGTTGGCACGACTGGAACTCTTGACAACATTCATGTTCACAAATTGATAATTGAAGGTCTGTTTGGACTTGTGTATAAAGTCACAAGCACCAAGGACTTAATAGACAAAAATATATTGTCTGAATTGAAAGTCGAATGTCTACAGATCAATCATTCTGATCGTGATCGCCTGTTGTTAAAGAGACGGACATATCAAGAGGAAATAGAATGGATTGTAACTAATGAAAAAAGAAATCAATTCATAGTCAATCTTGCAGAAAAATTAAAGGGGAACACACTGATTCTGTTCAATTATGTCCAAAAACAAGGAATTCCTCTGTTTGAATTGATAAAAAAATCATCAAAAGAATCTCATTTCATATCGGGAAAAACTGAAACTGAAATGAGAGAACAGATTCGAAAAATTGTTGACAAATCAAATAATTCAATAATGGTAGCAAGTTATGGAACCACCAGTACCGGAATTAACATTCGTAACATTCATAATATTATATTCGCATCTCCTTCTAAGTCTGTCGTGCGGGTCTTGCAATCAATCGGAAGAGGACTCAGAAAAAGCGAAAAAAAAGAAAACGTTGTGATATTCGATATATCAGACGATCTTCGATACAAGAAATATGTCAATCACACTTATCGCCACTTAGAGGAAAGGCTCAGGATATATACTAAAGAGAGATTCGTGCATCGCTTGATATCCATAAACTTGGAGAGTCTGAATGGAAAACAAAGCCCAGTACAGAATAATGAAACTTCGTAGCGGTGAAGAAATAATAACACGAATCGTGGGTTCAACAAAAGAAAAATTGACTCTGGATCGACCGATGTGTTTTCGTTCGATGATGATTCAAGATTTTTATGGAACTCCTAAGGAAATTTTAGTTTTGAAAAATTGGATTCCTTTGAGTTTGGAAAACAGAATCGAAATTCCGAAGGATTCTGTAATGTCTTATATGACACCGAATCCCGATGCAGTTTCCATTTATGAGACCGAAAAACAAAAGGAAGACACAAAGGGAAAAGTATCTGAGTTTAAGAAAGCGAATCCCATCGATGATGATGAGGAATTCAAAAAGATGTTAAAGTATCTTTCCGATAATACTCAGCAGCTAGATGACATGATGAAAGATATTGGAAATCCAGACAATCGACAAAAAGATCAGGAAAACAAACCGTCCTCAAAAGAGGACATGATTTTCATGAATATGATGTTTCCTCCTGAAATGTTGATTGACTTGATTGAGTCTGATATAATTGACCCGGAAATCTTCGGTGAGATGTACCAAGACATCAAGAAGAACATGAGGAAGAAGAAGAAAAAGCCGACCGCAAACCCCAAGAGCAAAAAGAATGAAAAGAAGTCTTTATCTGAGGGACAGTCTGACAAATATACCGGAAATGACACTGATCATAAGGACTACGGTAATAGATGGACTGATTGGAATCCTGATCTATCCTCTGAAGAGTATCGATGATACTCAAAGGTTCTTAAAAACTCTAGTCCATTGAATCACGACAAGAGAATTATAAAGGCACCTTCAAAAGTTGTCAAGAACAAACTTCAACAAAAAAATAATTGAAACAGATGCTTGCATTTCAATCCAGAGCGTGATATAATAGGGCATGCCAAAGAAAATTAATCATTACATAGACAATAAAGAATTTTACAAACAAATGGTTGCTTGGAAAAAAGTCGTAGATGCCGCTGAAGATAGCGGAGACCCAAGACCACCCGTAACCGATTATATCGGAACTTGTATACTCAACATAGCAGAGCATTTATCTCAGAAGCCAAACTTCGCCAACTACCCATATAGGGAAGAAATGGTGGGGGATGGAATAGAAAACTGCTTGATGTATGCACACAATTTCAATCCAAGAAAATCTAAGAATCCCTTCTCATATTTTACGCAAATAATATATTTTGCCTTCTTAAGACGAATAGAAAAAGAAAAGAAACAGTCTTATGTAAAATTAAAAGCAACTGAGATGATGGATGACGGAACAATACACCGGTGGTTCCGTGAGAATTATCTCGAAGAAGGTGGCGGACGGGGGGTGGAAAACCCACTCATGGATGTATTCCAACTCAGCGAAACAGACATGGAAAGATTGTCTGGAACCAAGAAAAGAAAGAAAAAGAAGAAAAAGAAGAAAAAATGAAAATTGCTGTAATATGTGATACCCACATAGGCATTCGTAATGATTCTCCAGTGTTCTTTGAGAATTCCGTTTCCTTTTTCAATCAGGTATTTTTTCCTTATTGCAAGGAACACGGAATAACCCAAATATTGCATTTGGGTGATTTCTTCGATCGAAGAAAATACATAAACATCAACATTCTCGCGGAAACCAAGAGAAGAATCTTGGCACCGATGCAAGAAATGAACATGTCAATGGATCTCATTCTGGGCAACCACGATTGTTATTTTAAGAATACCAATTCCATAAATGCACCAAAAGAGATGTTTTCTTGTTTTTCAAACATAAATGTCATAGAAAAACCGATAATTAAAGATTATGATGGATACTGCATAGGATTGATTCCATGGATCACCAAGGAAAATGTGGATGAATGCAAGAAATTCATCAAAGAGGCAGCATGCAGGACACTTGCAGGGCATTTTGAAATTGACGGTAGGGAAGTGATGAGAGGAATCCGTCATGAAGGTGGAATGCCATCTTCCCTATTTAAAAAGTATGATGTTGTAATGTCTGGCCATTTCCACATAAGAAGTTACGAGGACAACATCTCATATTTTGGCACACCTTATCAGCTCTACATGAGTGACTTGAATGAGAACAAGGGATTCCATGTATTGGATACGGCCACGGGCGAAATAGACTTCGTGGAAAATCCTAGACAACTGTTCCGTCAATATTTTTATGACGATTCAAAGGATAAGGAAAATATCCTCACACACGACTACACAGAAGCAAAAAATTGCTTTGTCAAGATATTTGTCAAGCAAAAGAAGCACCCATCCATTCTTGAGCAGATGATGGAAAAACTGTATAATGTGGGTGTATATGGAATCACGGTCGCGGAAGATTACACCGAAGAGGAATCTGATAATTCGGAAATGGATCTGTCGCAAGACACATTTACGCTCATCAACAGCGAAATTGATAATATGGAATTGGTTCAAGACAAGAATAGATTAAAGTCACTGATCAAGGATATCTTCATCGAGAGCCAACACAGATGATAACTTTCAAAAAAGTACGATTCAAGAATTTTGGTTCATTCGGAAACACATTCACCGAAATTCAACTTGATAATAGGGCAACCACTTTGGTATGCGGAAGCAATGGCAATGGAAAGTCCTTTGCTCTACTCGACAGCATCACGTTTGCATTGTTCGGAAAGCCGTTTCGAAAGATCAATATTCCCCAGTTAACCAATACCATAAACAAGAAGGACTGTGTAGTTGAACTGGAAATGGAAATCAATAAAGTTCCCTTTCTCATTCGTAGGGGACTTAATCCTAAAGTGTTTGAAATTTATCAAGATGGAACACTGATAAACCAATCATCCAAGACAAAAGATTATCAAGAGCATCTTGAAAGCAATATACTGAGAATGACATACAAATCGTTCACCCAAGTTGTTATACTTGGCAGCACATCATTCATTCCATTCATGCAATTGACAGCTGCCGACAGGAGAGCGGTCATCGAGGACATTTTGGATATCGGCGTATTCTCCGAGATGAATGTGGTATTGAAAGAAAAAATCTCACAGATGAGAATTCGCCATCAGACTCTTGAAGGAAAAATTGAAGTCCTGAAAGAAAAAGAAAGACTGATTGCAAATTACATAAACAGTGCAAAAAAGAAAAATGAAGATGAGATGAATAATGTCGAAGAAAAAATAAAAACTTCGCATGTCAACATCCGTGCCCTTTATACCGAAAGAGAAACGTTGAAAAAAGAATTGGAATCATTGAAGACCCAAAACAAGGAAACCAATGATATCCAAAAGACTCTAAACAAGCTAAATGCGTTGGAAGCACAATTGACTTCAAATGTGAATCGCTTGGGAGAAGAAATGAAATTTTTCCAAGAGAATCAGGTATGCAATGTGTGTAGGCAGGACATATCCGAAGAGACCCGCCATCAATGTGTGAATAAAAACTCACAGAAGATAAGCGAGTTGAATGAGGGACTGGAAAAACTGAAAGAGAATATCCAGATCCAGACTACAGATCTACAAGAGGCAAAAGAAGTAGAATCAAAAATCAGGGGTCTTGAATTGAGGATTGCATCCATGGATTCTCGTTATGACGCACTGCTAGAAGATCAAAGACAGCTTTATAAGAAAGTCAATGACCCACCAAAAGATGATTCTGAAGAAGAAAAGAAGAATCTTTCCAAAGTGGTTGCTGAAAAAGAAAAACTTCAAGCCGAATGTAAGAAGATCATAGAAGATGGCCAATATATGGAAGTCATCGGTGGTCTTCTGAAGGACTCCGGGATCAAGGCAAAGATAATTAAGCACTACTTGCCGATCATTAATAAACTGATCAACAAATACCTTGCAGCAATGGATTTCTTCGTCAAGTTCAATCTGGACGAGGAATTCAAGGAAAGCATTAAAAGCCGTCACCGAGATGATTTCTCATATGAAAGTTTCAGCGAAGGTGAAAAGATGAGAATTGACCTGAGCCTTTTGTTGTGTTGGAGAGAAATCGCAAGAATGAAGAACAGCGTTTCCTGCAATCTTTTGATTTTGGATGAAGTTTTTGATTCTTCACTGGATTCTGGTGGCACCGAAGAATTCATGAAACTTCTCAAAGCTCTGGGAAAGAATTCAAATATTTTTGTCATCAGTCACAAGACTGATCAGCTTATAGACAAGTTTACAAATGTCATTACCTTCGAGAAGAAAAATAATTTCAGCAAGATGGTAGTTGCCTGAATAAATACCAATATGGTAGCGTCTTACATAAATTTTGTCGGTAAGTGGCGAGCATATGACGTAAACGGGAGACAAATCACATACAATCCCGGCGATCTTGTTATTTACACCAGCAACAGCGGCTCTGAATCTACTTATCTCGCAACAAGACAAACCACACGAACACCACTGTCTGGAATAAATGGTGGATGGGTAGGGTTTGGATCCCCTACAAGCGGTGGAACAGGCGGACGAATATCTTTGACATATTCATCTACACCGCCAGCGTCACCACAAACAGCAGATCAATGGTTTAATAGTTCAAGCGGAAGATTCTTCATTTACATGAATGATGGAGATTCGAGCCAATGGGTTGAAATTGCCAGCATCGGGGAAAGGGGACCAAAAGGCGATACTGGACCAGCAGGCGGAATGCAGTTCACATACGGTGCAACCGCTCCGACAAGTCCCACTCCGGGGGATAAATGGTTTGACACCATAAGCGGGCTTGAATATACATTTATAAATGATGGCACAACGCATTGGGTTCAGTTGTTCTGAGTTGACATCTTCTAGTTGTCTGGTATAATCTGGTGTGAGGTTACTCAACATGTCAAAAAATATGAAAGACAATTTTAATAACGACGATCGAGATAGACGGAAGAGTCAAAAATCCTTAAATCGTAAAAAGAACAAGGGTCAAAGACACCATGTTCGTGATATAATGAATGATCTCAAAAATCAAAATGATCCAGAGGCATATCTGGACTATGCCGACGAAATGATGGAGGACTATTAATTATGACAAAGACTGGCATCAATATCAGCAAAAACACTCTCGCAATTCTCAAGAATTTTTCGACAATTAATTCGAATCTTCTTGTAAAACCGGGTAACAAGATCTCAACTATTTCCCCTGCCAAGAACATGATGGCAGAAGCAATTGTGGAAGAAGAGTTCGATGTCGAATTCGGCATCTGGGATCTCAATAAATTTCTGGGGGTAATTTCCCTGTTCACCGATCCTGTCTTTACTTTCCATGAGAAATGTGTGGAAATTGAAGGTGGATCGACTGTGAAGTATTACTTCTCGGAACCAAAGCTTCTGACTGCCCCAACGAAGACAGTGAAAATGCCGGAAGATCTTGTGGTGTTCACCATTTATCAGGACAACTTCGCTGAAATGTTGAAGGCATCTTCTGTCCTTCAACTTCCGCAAATCACCTTTAGCAGTGAAGGCGATGCTCTGTTTGCCAAGCTACATGACAGGGAGGATGCAACAAGCAACACCTACACGGTTCTTCTGGGAAACACTTCTACTCAGTTTGAGGCAACTCTCGATATGGAACATCTGCGTCTTCTTCCCGGAGACTATGAGGTGACCATCTCCAAGGGACCGGTTGCACAGTTCAAGAATCAGTCGATCGACCTAACCTACTGGG